ATGGCGTCCATTCGAACCCGAACCCTCCGCAGCGGTGCCGAGGTGTTCGATGTGACCTATCGCCATGAGGGGCGGCAGCTTTCGATCACGTGGGAGGACCGTCCGAGTGCCGAGGCATTCATGGCTGCAGTCGCCGCTCACGGGCACCAGCGGGCATGCGAGCTCTATCAGCTGAGCCCGGTCGCCCGGCAGCGCAATGAGGCCAAGATGACGGTGGCGGAGTGGGTAAAGCACCACATCGATCACCTGACGGGCCTCGACGAGTACACGATCTACAAATACAACTCTTTCTTGGAGAATGACATCGCTCCCTTGCTGGGGCAGATTCCTCTCGATGAACTGTCGGAAGAGGACATCTCGCGATGGGTCAAAAATCTGGAGGAGACGCCGACCAAACGCGGGGGGAAGATCAGCGCGAAGACGCTCCGCAACAAGTATGGCTTCCTGTCTGGCGCGCTCAACGCTGCCGTGCCGAAACGCATCCCCAGCAACCCTGCAGCGGGCCGCAAGCTAAAACGAGCTGGCGGCGATGAAGACGACGATCACGACATCCAGATGCTCACACACGAGCAGTTCGACCTTTTGCAGGACTCGACCACTGAATACTGGCGCGAATTCCAGGAGTTCCTCGTCGCGTCCGGATGCCGGTGGAGTGAGGCGACAGCCCTGCAGCCAGCCGAACACATCGACAAGCGCAAGGGAACGGTCAAGATTCGTCAGGCGTGGAAGTACTCGCCTGGCAAGGGGTACTACCTCGGTCCTCCGAAGACGAAACGCTCACGGCGCGAAATCGACGTCCCTGATCACATTCTCTCGCGAGTGGACTTTTCGAGTGAATGGATGTTCGTGAATCGTGATGGCGGGCCAATCCGGTATCACGGTTACAAGCGCCGCGTCTGGGATAAGGCTATCGGGCGCTCAGAATTGAATCCGAAACCAACACCGCACGATCTACGCCACACATGTGCCTCATGGCTGTTGTTGGCAGGTGTTCCGATTACCGTGGTGTCTCGTCATCTGGGCCACGAGAATATCCAAATCACTGTTGACACATACGGAGACGTCGATCGGGCCAGTAGCAGGGCTGTCGCCGATTTCATGAGTAAGACTCTCCGCTGAGACCAGATCGTTACCTAAATTCAAGGGTTTCGGTCGGATGACAGGGTGTAACGTTTTGTTCACTCCGGGGTGTGTCTAACTTCTAATTCCTTTAATTCACAAAGGTTTTCGCTGATGCCTGCTGCTCTAATCACGTTTACCCTCGTCACGGTCTGTTGGTCTCTGTGGATCAGGCGCGTGACTTGGACCCGCCGTATGGAAGTCGCCGCCACCCTCAACATCGCGTTGCAGGGTGCGGCGATTTTTCTTATGTCCCCGTTGGCATCTCGAACACTCGGGGTTTGGTTGCACGCTCCAACCGGGTGTTGGAACCTTGAGGATCTGATCGGCCATGATTGCTATGTTGTTGCAGCGTCGGCGCTTTGCTACCACATGATTATCCGTTTGGATCAGGAGCAGTTGAAACGGCGGTTCAAGCTCCACGTGGAGCTGCCCGCGACTCTCTGTCTACCGATCATGCTGGCGTTGTTCACTATCGGTAACAGCGCCAAGATCTACCACGATGACTTCTTTCGCGTTGTTGCGGACCTTTCGCTCATCGCCTATTGGATCGTGCTTTGCGGAACACTGATGTACCTGCTGGGTTACAGCATCTACTCGCTGATACCGATGTGGCGGGACCGGCCGGCGATCCGTGGGCTATGTGGGTCTTACATGCTGGCCGCAGGGTTCGGCATGGCCGCGTGTGCGGTCAGGATCGCAACGACGTTCCTACCTGCTGAGATGCAAGATACTGCAGCGGCTTCGCTGCCGGTGTGGCTCCTTGCGTGCTCGTGCGGGTTCGGGTTCGCCGCAATCTCAGCTCACTCCTGGTTGGAGAAGGGTCGACTTACGGGGCGGGTGCATTAGGGCTGAAGGTGTCGGGGTGGATTGGCGTGCGTTTGGTCTTCTTGGCGGGCCGCGCCTTGGTCTCCGTGCGGCCCTGGGCTTTTGGGCTGACGGAGCCCCCGGTGAATCCGGGGAAGCCTGGTTGTGGCTCGGTGATGCCGAACTCTACGAGCAGATTGAAGTAGCCCTCGTCGCCTAGTTGGTAATGGGCGGCGATGAGTCGCAGTTCTTCGGCGTTCGGGAAGTCGTCAGCGTCTTTCCGGCCGGGGGTGCGCTTGTCGCCGCGGTATTGCCATGCGGTCAGTCCGGCTGCTTCGTGGACCTGGGTGACGGTGAGGTCGCTTCCGACTATCTCGGCTTGCAGGAACGTTTTCAGGTCACGTCCTCTGCGGTCGCTTCTCGGCATACCGGAATGCTATCCCGGATTTCCGGAACCCGTCAAAGTTTCGTGACATGCGGAAACGTACCGACTGAACGCGACACGATTCCGGATTTCCGGAATGTAATGCCGGAATTCCGATATGCGGTGCTACTGTTCCTGACGTGAGCTACGGACTGGAATGGCAGCCGCAGGGTGTGCGGAACACCTTGGCCACCAACAACATTGAGACTGTCGCTGAACTAGCAAGATTCCTTGGCGTCGGATCATCGACCGTCTATGACGCGTTCGACCGCAACTGGGCGGGACGGGCGACGCCGACGCTGATCGATGCCATGTGCCAGAAGTTCGGCATTCCCATGAGCCAGATCGTCGTCGAACCGATGACAAAGGCCCGGCCGAAGCAGATCCGGGCACGGCGGGCGGTGACTGCCGTATGAGCGCGCGCATTGAGACCTACTCATTGGCGCAGGTTGTGGCCGACGTGCTGCCCGAGGAATGGACCGATGGTGAGCGCTGGTTGCGGCGACGACTGAATCGCGGCGAGATCGAGGGCTACAAGGTCGGCCGCGAGTGGCGCTTCACGAAAGCCCAAGTTGATGCGCTGATCGCGCACTTCACCAATGCCAAAGCGGAGGTGGCCGCGCCAGAGGAAGAGACCGAGTCCGAGGCGCCGCTGGCGCTGGGTCTCTCCGCGCGATCACGTCGACGGCTGGTGAACGCATGACCGCCCGCCCGGAAACGCTCGAGGCAGCATTGGCGGAACTCGACCGTGTGAGCGCCGACCGCGATCGGCTGCTGCAGAAGTTGGACGACGAGCCGGATTCAAAGAAGCTCATCCGCGATCTTGCAGACCTGATTCGGAGCCATTACAACGCCGCCAGTACCAGTGGTCAGCGTGCCCTGGTCCTGAATCTTGGGCAACTGCTGCGGCAGTCCGGCGCGCTGGTCGATGCGTTGACGACTGAGCTGCAGCACTACGTGTCCGCTGAGTTCGCGGCGCGGTATGAGCGTGACGAACTGCAGGAGCGAATCGCCGAGTTGTCCGACGAGATCGCGGACCTGCGGACGCGCGAGTGCGCAAGGTCGGTGATCTTGTGATCGCCGCCGATAGCGCACTGGGAATCGTATTCGGGCTGGCTGCCGAGTTCCTGCGTGGTGCAGCGGCTTCCGTCGCGACGGTATGCCAGCGGCTTGCCGAGCAGCGCTCGGAGCCGCCGAAGCTGCTGGCTGCTGCGCCTGATGAAAACCCGCTCATGGACTTGGTTGACGCCGAGGTTCATTGCCCGGATTGCAACTGCCCCACCGTCTGTGGGTGCGGACGCGAGCTGTACATGGAGCGCGCGAATACGGATGGGCTTCCGATGTGGTTCCACCGTGACGACGATTCACCGATCACTCAGCGGTGCGCGGACATTCGGGACAGCCTGGCAGATGCACCGGTCTCACACACCGATCTTGCCGCGTGCATCACCAGGGTCTGGGTCGGGGGAACTCACCTCGGATACATCTGGGGCGATCCCATCGCCAGCGCTCTGCTGGCGGATTACCGCATCACCAAGAAGTAAGCCCCGCTGCTGGAACAGCGGGGCCAGGCAATGGATCACAACGGAGAGAGGAACCCAATGCCAACCATGGAGTCTACCCACGAGATCAAGGAACGCGAGGACGGTGCTCTGGTCGCGTACGTCGAGCGGGTGCTGGGGCCGAGTCAGGTGGGTGTTGCGATGCCACATCCTGCCGGTGACGGATGGCTGACGATCCTGTGGGACGAGAAGGCCCAGAGTGCGGAATTCACGGCGCACGCTGCCGGTTCACGTTGCGACGAGAAGGCGCGGGAAGCCGCCCGCCAGCTGCTCGAATTTCACGCCGCAATCATCGCGCGTCTTGTTGCGGCGGTGGAGAAGTGAGCGCCACGGCAGTGCGGCGCGTTCTGATCGGGATGCTCACGGGCGCGGTGCTGGCAATGGCGGCAGTTGGGTACGCCCAGCGTGCGCATGCCGCACCGAACGACGGCTGCGAGACCATGAGCTGGGGCCTGTTCGGCAGCCAGTTGCGAACGATCTGCGACGGCCCGAAACGCCCTGACGGCAGCTGGATTCGGGAGCGCCGGATTTGGACGGCCGCAGGATGGGTGCGGGGCAGCACCTACTGCGGCTACTACTCGTGCACTCGCAGCGAGGGCTACTACCGCCAGGAAAGCACGCAGGGCTACGAGAAGTACCTGGTATTCGACTACAACGTGGTTCCCGGTGAGCCGGATTGGCTGCCCGCCGGAACGGTGGTCGTCCGGTGACGGCGCTGCAGCCGGTTTGGGTGCCGGCCGATTACGACGCGACGGTGGCGGCGCTCAAGCTGCACCAGGCGGTTTCAGTCCCTGGCGGGATCATCCTGCCACCGAAGCGTGGCCGCCGGTACCGGGGGGCAGCACCGCGCCAACAAGTTCAGGCCGACCGTCGCAGATCTTCGGGACGGTGGTCTCCGGTGAACACCCCATACGTACCTGTTGGAAACGTGAAGATCGAGAACGGGTCGGTTGATGTGCGCGTGGACCCCCGGACCGGATTCGTGGTGGCCACTATCGAGGATGAACGAGGCCGACTGGCGGCGAGCGCTGTCCTCACCCCGGAAGCGGTTCTTGAGCTCACCAAACTTATGGCTCGCGCATCCGCGATTGCCCCGAGTATCAAGGCGGCGCACGAGGTTCGGATGCGGGCCCGCGCAACGGCCGAGGACACCTACGACCGCATTGTGAACCGCGCAGTCGGCGGTGTGCGGTGAGGCGGCCAGGGGTGGACCAGTCGTACGAACCCGACCTCGATCGGGTGGCTGAGGACGCGCTCGATCTGGTCGACAGGCTTCGCGAGGACGATCCACGCCGGGTGTTTGAACAGCTCCGGCTGCTGGCAGAGCTGCACCCGGCCAAGTATGCGCAGATCGCGATGGCGCTCGCGGCGTTCGTCAATCCCGACGAGGGCACGGTTGCGTTGCAGCGCCGGCTCGACGCCATCGTAGAAAACCGCGCTCACCTGTCGGCGTCGGCGTCATGACGCGCGCACTGGCGGTCGCCGCCTGGGTGTTCGGGCTGGTGGCGTGGGGCGCACTCGTCATGTTCTGCGTCGAACTGTTTGCGGTCGCCCTGTTGCTTTGCGCCGCATCGATCTTGCTGTGGGGTTTCCGGCTTTACCCGGACCCTGCCGACCAATCAGAAGAGACAGGGGTGAACCGGTGATGGCGTACGAGTACGAGGCCGAGGAGTGGCGCGCTGCCACGCACACGATGACGGAAATGGAGCGCGCCGCAGCGGATGTCGCGCGGCGCGGAGCGCTCGGCATGGCCGGTGACCGCACCGACGCTCTCGATGAAGTGAGGAGCTACCAGTGACCGATACCCCGTTTTGGGCCAACTATGCCGAGCTGGCTGGTGACTACAAGGATCGTGACGAGTGGCTTGAGTTGCGGCGCACTGGTATCGGGTCGTCGGACTGCTCAGCAGTTCTCGGGATAGGCAAGTACGGTTCGCCGTTCTCCGTGTGGGTCGAGAAGACAGGCCGAGCCCGCCCGGAGGACGAAACCGAGGCGATGATGTGGGGCACGCTGCTGGAGCCTGTGATCCGCGAGGAGTTGGCCCGCCGCCTCAACGTGGAAATCGTTGAGTGCAAGACGCTGCGGTCGTTGGTGCGGCCCTGGCAGCTGTACAACCCGGACGGTCTGATCCTCTCGCTCAATGCCCTCGTGGAGATCAAAAATGCGTCGGCATGGCTGGCGGCGGACTGGGAAGACCAGGTGCCGGATCACGCGGAGCTGCAGGTGCAGCACGGGATGGCGGTCACGGGCGCTGACGGGGCTTACGTGGCCGGCCTGGTGGGTGGAAACCGGTTGCGCTGGGAGTACATCCCGCGTGACGAGGACCTGATCGCGACGATCAATCAGGCAGAGCAGCACTTATGGGAGACGTACATCATCCCCGATGTCGCACCGCCGATCGACGGCTCGGACGCAACCGCGGAGGCTATCGCCGCACGCTGGCCGCGGCAGCCGGGAGTGGAGCTGATCGCAGAAGACCCCGCCTCGGTGGCCGATGCCGTCTCAGCCTATCGCTGCGCCCTCGCGCAGGAGAAGGCGTCGAAGGTGGCCAAAGCAGAAGCGGTGAACCGCTTAGCCGCGCTGCTGCAGGGCGCTGACGTGCTTACCGATGAGGCTGGCAACAAGTTGGTAGCACTCAAACGAGGCCAGTTCCGAGAGAAGGAGTTCCGCGCTGAGGAGCCTGATGCGGACCTGTGGCTCCACAAGGTCGAGGTCGTCGATCGTGACCTCCTCAAGTCCGAAAACCCCGAGCTATATCGGCGTTTTCAATCCACATCCATCTACATACCGAAAGGGAAATAATCACCATGGCAAGAGATCTGGCACGACGCGCACAACAGTCGGTCGCCCAGCAGGGCGGCGGAGAGTCGCTGCAGACCCAGCTCGCGAAGATGGAAACGCAGTTTCAGCGGGCCATGCCGCGAGGAGTGGAAGCCGTACAGCTGATCCGCGACGTGATGACGTGTGTGAAGCAGACTCCGAAGCTGGCGGAGTGCGACCCGGTATCGGTGTTGGGGTCGGCGATGACATGCGCACAGCTAGGCTTGCGTCCGGGTGTGGGCGCATTGGGCCACGCGTGGATTTTGCCCTTCTGGGACAGCAAGACTCGCGGCCAAAAGGCCCAACTGATCATCGGCTACAAGGGCTATGTCGAGCTCGGTCACCGCTCCGAGCAGATCGCATCACTGCACTCGCGGATCGTGTACAGCAACGATCAGTTCGAGGTCGAATACGGTGCGGCCGAGGATAAATGGGTGCACCGCCCGAACCTGGACGGCCCGCGGGGTGATGCCCGCCTGTTCTACGCGGTTGGGCGTCTGGCCAACGGCGGTTACTCGCTGACCGACCCGATGACGGTCGCGGACATGGAGGAGCATCGAGACAAGTTCGCCATGGCCAAGACCCGCGAAGGCAAGATCATTGGTCCGTGGTCGGATCATTTCGACGCCATGGGCAAAAAGACGATGCTGTTGCGGCTGATGGCGTTGATGCCGAAGTCGACGGAGATTCAGCGGGCCATCGACAACGACGGCAGTGTGCGCCTGGATCTTTCTGAGGGTGCGATCGACAGTCCGACCCATATCGACGGTGAGGTTGTCGGTGAGCCGGTGGACGAACCGACACCCGAGCGGGAGTCAATCGATGTTCGCGGCCCAGTCGAGGACGTCATGATGGCGACGGGTCAGCAGCTGGCCCGGCTGGCGCAGATCCGGAAAGAGCAGGGCTTCGCCGCTGACGATTCCGGCTGGTTCGACTACGTGCTGTCGGCTACCCAGGCACGGGTCAGCCGGGATCAGGATCTCACGCAGGAGCAGGCCCAATCGTTGATCGGCATGTTCGACGAGGACGCGGCGAAGTGAGCGCGACATTCACCGCGGTCGATACCTACACCGTCATTCACTGTGGCCATGAGGGTTGCGGAGTTCCGTTCGCGCTCAATGACGAATTCATTCGCCAGCGCCGGGAGGACCACAGGACCTGGTATTGCCCGAACGGACACAGCCGGTACTACCCGCAGAAGAACGAGACGGAGCTGGCGAAGGCCCGGGCCGCGCGTCTTGAGCGGCAGCTCGCTAACCGCGAGGAAGACCTGCGCGCAGCGAAAGCGGCGCACGCGGTCACAAAGGGCAAGTTGACGAAGACCCGCAACCGCATCGCCAAGGGCGTATGCCCCTGCTGCAACAGGTCATTCGTCAACCTCGGCAAGCACATGGCAGGCCAGCACCCGGACTTCGGTACCGCTGAAAACGCCAGCACCACAACTCGATAACCATCCTCGGAAGGAACACACCAACCATGTCTGTGACATTCAACCGTGCACAACTGATCAACGTCGCCAACTCTGCGCTCGCCGCGCATGAACGCGCTCGGGTCGACTACATCAAGGCGTGCGATAAGTACCGCGCCGACCACGCCCGCCAGCACGACAACACCGCCAAACTCCGAGTTGTCCGCGACTGGCTCACGGCCCAGCTGAAGAAGGGCGGTCCGATCGCAGAGCCCGGCAGCGACATTCTGGGCGGCGGAAACTTCCGCGGCCTGTTCTACACCCCGCCAGGCAACTACGACGTCCGTAATTCTGTGGTCGAGCCGGATGGGCTGCTCTCGCCGGCAGAAGCCATTGAGACACGGTCGCTGCTCAAGGTGCTGGAGGCCGCTACCGGCGACACGGTGAGCGCCGCCGAGCTGAAGCTACTGGGACTCAAGAACCTGCAGCCGGTGTTCACCGCAGCGGCGCGGGAGGCGGGCAAGTGAGCATCATCGCTGAGACGACCAAGCTGATCGATGGATTGACAGATGGGCTGGCGACAGCTCGAAGCGGCACCGACGGCGTCCACCTCGTTACCACGCGTGCGCCGTGGCGCGACGAGCCCGGCGACGTTGATCTGCTGGCCGTGACCTCCACCAACCGGTATGTGCTGGGGCACACGTGGTTCCCGGTGGACGGTCACATCGACCCCATGGTGTGGCCCCGTAGCTCGGCGGGTGATGCGTTGGCGCTAATGAAGTCGTGGTCGAAAGGTAAGGGCAAGGACCACACCACGCACATCGACATCACACTCGCTGATCCCCCGGAGAACGCGAAGGACGATGAGCACCCCGGCTGGACGGTGACACTGTCGGAGGCGCCCGCATTGTTCGACTCGGACAACAAGTTCGAGTTCCATGCCCACCACGGTGACCGGTTCCCGATCAGCATCGTG